ACCGCGAGTAAATGCCCCGAAGATGTTTCCAAGCTGTATAGGACTCAGCTTTTGAAAAACACTTGCACTTCTTATCTCGAGCGGTTAACACCCCCGTATATGCGTCCCAGATACGCTTCAACTCATCCTTGCGGCGACGATTGTACCTGGTTCCCTCTAACCAGGTGTTAAATGACACATCGTCAGCCATGTTTAATGGCGCAAGGTTCTTCTTAAGCCATGCTGCCGTGAACGCAGCAAGCTCGGACCTAAGGCCCGTTTCTGGCACCGGATGCTTGAAACAGGTTCTTTTGAGTACGCCCGCTATACTCGATGCGGTATCGGAGAGGTCACCGAAAGGCATCTTGAAGTTGGTCAAGTGGCACCCTAGTGAAATACACATAGGTGGCCGCCGGTCCTGATCACTCCATCTGTCGACACGGAAAGTAACGTCAAGTTTGACATCTTTCTGGTAGATGGGGGAATTGAACTCAGAAAACCGGTAGCCATAGGCCACGACCTTCTTCACGGGCAGACCAAGTTTGTCGACACCTCGTCGTTAAACAGATCAACCTTCAACTTAAACACGTAGAACTTTGCTGTGTTATGAAGGATATGTTCATCTGCTTGTAGATCACGATCGAGGTTCACATGGCCATGGGTCTTGAGAAACGAGAGTGTATCTGAATACGCACTCTCCATGGATTTGGCACTAACGTAACGACCCTCATTCTTGGGCGCTGACGCCTCAATGAGCAGTTCGTGCGAAATCGTTACCAGTTTTTCCGTGTATCGCCCATTGCGACGCTCACAAATCTTGTAAGTCATGTACTTTGCATCGGCGATGAAGCTGGGAGAGTCAATTGGACACGTCTTAAACGTGATATGACGTCGATCACCAGCCAAATCCCGCGATGGATAAGCTGACCCGATTAATGTGTAGCGTGTAAAGTCGGATTGATTTTCACGACGATACTTCCAACAATAGAGCAAAAAGCTAGCCCACATGATCACTGATACGGCGACTGCAACGGCAAACTCGGTGATCATCATCACAACAAGCGCCGTAATCGAGCCGTAGATCAATAGGACAAGGACTGCTGACACGAGAAAATTAACTGTGTACCAGAACATTTCCCAAAAATTTAGGACCTTAATATCGCAAACTTCTTTGACGAATTTGGGTCCTGGGTTCGGTGGCAACGCACATGTAGACAGCATGTGCTCGCTACTTCCGACCTCTGCGGCCCGAGCCGCAGCTTCAGCGGCTGGCGAGACCGCTGGAAAAGGATCGATGTTGTCATCGTCCACGAAATCCCGCCATCGCAGGACGACATCGACAACCGCAGGTGCTTGAATAACCTGCTGAGCCTTGGACTGAGCCTCAATACGGGCTTCCAATGCCTTGAACTTGGCATCGTAAAACTCGCGCTGCGCCTTCTCAGCCGCAGCCTGGCGCGCCTTCTCAGCAAGCGCCGCTTGAGTTCGTGCTGCATTCGCATTCGCATGGATGCGTTTGTCATCACGAGCCACAGTACACTTTGTAACAGTGTGGCCTTCCGCTCCACAATTGAAGCAGGTGGGTTTGGTCCGTTGTTTGCGCTCTTCGGACGACGAAGCGTTTGCAGACGCTTTCGAAGCCGGGTTGGCGCCAGCAGAAGATGAAGATTCAGACGACATGTTCTACCGGTAGTTATTATACGTAGGTTACAACCCTCG